GTTTCTCCCGTTATTGGGACAGGCGATATTGGCTATGAGGTTGGCACATCTAGCTCTGGCGCACAGATTGTTGCGGCTGTTACTGATGAAATCCTTGATGGTGGTACAACCGTTGTCGCACACAACGTAACGACCACGACCTTGGTCACTCAAACGCAGAGCGGAACAACGGCTCCAGCTTCTGTACAATACACAGACACGGCAAGAACGATCTTCTGCAACATCACCAATACAGTAGATGCAACAACGGCAGGCTCCTTTACCTTCATTATTGAATACGTTCAAATAGCGTAGTAGGGGGCAATCATGTCAGCTTCTGATGTATTCGCAGTAACCAAGACAGCGGACGCAACCGTCTTTGATGGTCGCGCTAGAGTGCGTCAGATCCAAGTGGTGACAGCAGGTTCTGGAAGCCCGCAAGTTGTTTTGAAAGATGGAGGTTCTGGCGGCACTACTATGCTAGACCTCGCTTTCGGCACGGGCAGCACATTCTCTGTAAACATCCCTGATAACGGCATCTTGTTTAATACGGATGTGTATCTGGATCTAACGGCCTGTTCTAGTGTGACGGTGTTTCTCTCGTAGGGGTTATTCATGGCAGAGCGTAAGGCTAAGATGCCCCCCAGAAACAAGAAGAACTTTCGTTCCACAAAGTCCGGCGCTGGCATGACAAAGGCTGGCGTTGCGGCTTACAGGCGCAAGAATCCCGGCAGCAAGCTAAAGACAGCGGTTACAGGCAAGGTAAAGCCCGGAAGTGCAGCAGCGAAGCGTAGGAAGTCTTTCTGCGCCCGTTCTGCTGGGCAAATGAAACAGTTCCCCAAAGCGGCCAAGAACCCTAATAGCAGGCTGCGGCAGGCTAGGAAGAGATGGAAATGCTAAACACTAACTTCATAGCCGGGACATTGTTTGTTTCCATTATTGGCATGTGTGCCACGGGTGTCACATGGATATCGTCTACATTGATTGGCGTGGATAAGAACGTGGCCGTTATGGCTGTTAAGATTGACGACAACAGTCAGAAGATCGATGAGCTTCACGATATGCTGAAGCCAATGTGGGAAGAGTTCACAGGAAGGACTTACGATGACAATCTCGCGAGCTTCCATGCAGCAGCAGTTAAAGGGGAATAAGATGAAGAAGAGTAAAAAAGGCCCAGCTAGGCCAAAGTCAATAAGAGAGTCTTTGAAGGATGCTTATCGAAGCAATCTAAAGGAAGAGAATTTTCTGGCCCCTAAAAGGTTTGATCCTAAAAGTGGCATTGCAGTTAAGGACAGTAAGGTTCGTCAGAAAAGGGCCTACAATAGGACCATAAAAGAAAACCCAAAGGCCGTCGCAAGGGTTAACAAGAAGACACAGCAAAACAAGAATGTTGGTGGTTTTCTAGAAACATTCTCTCCAGCCTACAGCATTGCTAAGGGCAAGGGGCCAATTGGTGAGATGGTTCGTGGCGGCAAGGGCATGGGCGTTCTTGGATTGATGGCCAGCCAAGCTGACAAAAAAAAGAAAAAGGCTGGATCAGACGCAATGAAGGCAACCGGAATGGCTGGGGCCGACAGGATGTCTGGTGGTGGCAAGGTGGTGAAGTCAAAGCGCACACGCTCTATCGACGGCATTGCTTCTAGAGGTAAGACTCGTGGCAACCAGCGGTAGGCGCAACTACAGGTCTGAGTACAAGAGCTACCAGTCCACTACTGCTCAGAAGAAGAGCAGGGCTGGCAGGAATACAGCAAGGCGCAAGATGGTCGCCGCTGGAAAGGTAAGAAAGGGCGACGGCAAGGATGTCGCTCACAGGAACGGGAATCCTAGGGACAACAGGAAGTCTAACTTGAAGGTTGTCCCAGCTTCCAAGAATAGGTCGTTCAAAAGGACAAGAACGGCTGGCAAGGTCAACAAAAGGGCATAGGAGGTTCTAATGAGGGCGGCAAAGATGCTCTGCAATAGCAAGAAGAAGCCAGTTGCTTTGTCTAGGGGCGGCAAGGTCAAGAACCCTATGGCCAAAGAGTTGGGGCAGGGCAAGTTTCGTCCTAGTGTAGTGAAGCCTAAGAAAGGAAAGGGTTCCTACACTAGAAAGAGCAAGGTTGCTGCGTATTCATCTGGGGGCAAAACAAAGTCTAAGGTGAATGAGGCGGGCAACTACACTAAACCGGGCATGCGTAAGCGGATCTTTAACAGGATCAAAGCTGGCGGAAAGGGCGGCGCTCCGGGTCAGTGGTCAGCGAGAAAGGCGCAAATGCTTGCTTCTGCTTATAAAAAAGCAGGGGGAGGCTACAAGGATTAGATATGAAGCATGCCTTTCTCCTCTTCGTTTTTTTAGGCGTTGGGGAGAATAAGCAGCTTGTCAGCAATGATATGTATTTCGCAGATGTAAATGACTGTGTTTATTTCGCGCAAAGGCTACATAAACAGGGAGAGAAGATAACCGCATATTGTCTGCCTAAGATGGTGGATGAAGACATAAGGCTTTACTGATGGATCCAATTTCTGCAATGGCAACCGCTTCAGCGGCATTCGGAGCGCTTAAAAAGGGCTTTGCTATTGGTCGTGATATTGAGTCTATGGCCTCTGACCTGTCGCGTTGGATGGGCGCTTTATCTGACCTTGATCAGATGGAGAAAGAGGCCAAAAACCCCCCAATTTTTAAAAAGCTGTTTGGCGGCCAGAGCGTCGAACAAGAGGCTATAACGACTTTTGCCAACAAGCAAAAGGCGCAGCAGCAGCGTTATGAGCTACAGCAGTGGATTTCCTTGACTATGGGCAAGTCCAAATGGGATGAGCTTGTCCGAATGGAAGGCCAAATCCGTAAAAGACGCCAAGAAACTTTGTACAAGCAAAGAGAGCGTAGGCGTAAGTTTGTAGAGGTTATAGCGTGGATTGTGACTGTCGGAGTGGGCTTCTCAGCCTTAACCCTGTTCATATTGTTGTTAAAATCACATACCGCACAAGCGGAACAAATGGTAACCTGTCGTAAGGTAAAGTGCGAAAAATTAGACAATAGACAATTAATTTGCGTATTTAAGGGTGCAAACAATACTATTGAGTCTCAGTTCTTTGAGTATCTGGAGTTTGTACCGAGTGAATATCAGTGTAAGTATGACCCTAATGCAAAAAAAGATATGACCATACAAGAGAGCCTTGAAGAGATACGAAAGTCGAGAGAGTAATGCCTCTAAAGAAGTCGCAAAGAAGTTTGAAGTCTTGGACAAAGCAGAAGTGGCGCACCAAAAGCGGTAAGCCATCTACTCAAGGTTCAAAAGCGACTGGTGAGAGATATCTCCCATCTAGTGCGATAAAATCACTCTCTTCTAAAGAATACGCGGCCACAACAAAGGCCAAGAGGAAAGCTACCAAAGCAGGAAAACAATTCTCAAAGCAGCCCAAAAAGATTGCCGCTAAGACTAGAGCGCACAGGAGAACTAAGTAATGTCAGTAGTGACACCTGATCTACCTGAAATATTTGAAGAGGCTTTTGAGAGGGCTGGCCTTCAAATGACAACGGGGTATGATCTCAAAACAGCCCGTAGAAGCCTTAACCTACTTACATTGGAGTGGCAGAACCGTGGACTTAATCTCTGGACTATCGAAGCTGGCACACAGGCTCTCACTGCTGGCACAGCAACTTATACACTCCCTACGGACACTATTGACCTCATTGAGCATCAGCTTAGGACGGGCAGCGGCACATCTCAGCTTGATACTAACGTATCTCGCATCAGCGTTTCGACATATGCTCAACAAGGCTCAAAGAACACTCAAGGCCGCCCTAACCAGATTTATGTAGACAGACAGGCAACACAGGTGAACATCACCTTGTGGCCCGTTCCTGACCTAAGCACATATACACTGGCCTATTACAGGCTGAAGGGTATATCAGGAGTTTCTTCTGGTGTCGGGACTACAGCAGATATGCCGCCAAGGTTTGTGCCTTGTCTTGCGGCTGGATTGGCTTACTACATTGCGATGAAGAAGCCTGAAGTGGCGGGCCGTGTGGCACCGCTTAAACAAGAGTATGAGTTCCAGTTTGAACTAGCGGCAAACGAGGACACAGACTCATCATCAATCAAGTTCGTGCCATACAACACATTCTATGCAGGAGGCTAAGATGGCCATGAAAAAGAAAGGCTACCGCAAGGGTGGCGCTATGAAGAGGAAGGGCATGGCCAAGGGTGGCAAGCTCAAGATGGTCGAGAAGGGCGGGAAGAAGGTTCCGTTTTTCGCTGCTGATGGCAAAGGTAAGATGGCCAAAGGCGGTATGATGAAGAAGAAAGGCTACGCCAAAGGTGGAAGCACTTCTATGAGGGGGGCAATCAAGGCTGGTCAAAAGTTCAAAAAGCCGGGTGAAAGCATGGAAGACATGATGATCCGCGTAGCAAAGGAGCAGGGCATCTTTAAGAAAAAGGGCGGCGGTTCCATGAAGAAGAAGGGATATGCCAAGGGTGGATCTGTAAAGGTCAAGTCTGGCGATACCCTGTCTCAGATTGCAAAGTCTAAGGGTATGACCCTCAAGTCTCTTCTGGACGCGAACCCCGGTATCAAAAATGCAAATATGATCAAGGTTGGTCAGAGCATCAAGATTCCGGGCGTTGCTGCTGGTAAGGCTGCCAAGTCTTCTAACCCGTACAAGGGCATGACAAAGACCCAGATGAACATGCTGGCGTCCAAGGATAAGGGCAAGCAGAGGGCGGCTACACGGGGTTCTAGGGCGCAAACAGCGACAACCCCTAGCAATGCGGCCAGCGTAAAGGCATCTAAGGATGGTTCTGCTTCGGCAATGGCTAAGGCCCGTGCGCGTCGTGCGGCGGCTAAAAAGGCACCGCCTAAGAAGACGGCCTCAAAGCCAACATCGAAGCCGGGCATGTTTGACAGGCTCAAGGCTGCTGTGAAGCCTAATCGTCCGGGTTCAGCCAAGATGGCCGGTGGCGGCGCTATGAAGAAGAAGGGCATGTCCAAAGGTGGTGTTGCACGGGGTACTGGTGCGGCTACACGGGGCAAGAGGTTTGGTAGAGCCGGGTAACGATGACCAACGCTAGGGGCAAATACGCATTTGGTTTCTGCGACAGGACGGGGTTCAGATACTCTCTGGATCAGCTTGTTGACGAGTACCAGAATGGAGTAAAGACAGGTATGCGGGTTGGGTTTGATGTGGTTGATCCAGATCATCCCCAAAACTTTTTGGGCCGTGTCAGAACGGACGACCCGCAATCCCTGTTAAACCCTAGGCCAGACAAGAAGATAGAGGGCGTTGATATCAGGTTTCCAATCCTTGATTTGGATACCGTAGAAGTAATACCAATCCCTATAATGAATGCTTTTGCAGGCACGATTACCACCACCGGCACAGTGCCAGTTCAGCCGATTAGTGTTTCTTTGTCTGGGGTTGTGGCGATTGTGTCTCTCGGCACAGTTTCTGTTCAAGGTTCGGTTAGCGTTAGCCTGACTGGTGTTTCTTCTACAGTTTCTCTGGGAAGCATATCTGTATCAGCCAGCATAACGACTTATGCAGTAACGGTTGCTTCGTACTATGGGGCAAACAAGTATTATATTGATGGTACAAGACAGGCAACTGTGAGCCTTAGCGAAGGATCTACCTACAGGTTTGATCAGTCAGACAGCAGTAATTCAAGCCATCCTTTAAGATTATCTGCCACTTCTGATGGAACTCATGGGGGTGGATCTCAATACACTACCGGTGTAACAACAAGTGGAACGCCGGGTAGTTCTGGTGCGTATACACAAATCACAGTGGCCGTTGGAGCGCCAACGCTTTATTATTACTGTACAAATCACAGCGGCATGGGCGGCACGGCAAACACACCATAGGAGTAAGATATGGCAATCACTACAGCAGTTTGTACCAGTTTCAAGAAAGAGCTACTTGAAGGCGTACATAATTTTGCAGGGGGCGGCGATACTTTCAAGGTCGCGCTTTACACAAACAGTGCAACGCTTGGAGCGTCTACAACCGCATATAGCGCCACCAATGAGGTGAGTGGCACGGGGTATAGCGCTGGGGGAGCAACTCTGACTGCCGTAGCCCCGACAACAAGCGGGACAACAGCCTTTGTTGATTTCAACGATGTTACGTTCTCAAGCTCAACAATTACGGCTCGTGGTTGCTTGATATACAACAGTAGCGATTCAAACAAAGCCGTTGCAGTATTCGACTTTGGGTCTGATCAAGCATCAAGCAGTTCTAACTTTACAATAACATTCCCAACTGCTGACGCGAGTAATGCAATCGTAAGGATAGCCTGATGTCTTTCACATACGCCCAGCTAAAGACAGCAATACAAGATTTTACTGAAAACACGGAGACATCCTTCGTGACGAATCTTCCTGTCTTCATCAGGGCTGCTGAAGAGAGAATACTAAAGTCTGTAGATCTTAATAACTTTAGAAAGAACGCAACGTCATCCCTAACAAGTGGGGACGAATACATATCAATGCCCACGGATTTTTTGGCCCCGTTCTCTTTCTTCATAAGCACCTCTGGCTCAGAGGGATTTCTTCTGGAAAAGGATGTCAACTTTATAAGGGAAGCATACCCAGACAGAACGTCCACCGGCCTACCCAAATACTACGCATCATTTGATGACTCCACTGATTCATCAGGAAATGTTACCGGTAACTTTATAATCGGCCCCACACCAAACTCCAGCTACACAGTTGAGCTTCATTACTTCTATAGGCCAGCAAGTTTGACTGTAGGAAGTGATAGCGCGTACACATGGATTAGCGATAACGCACCAAATGCGTTATTATATGGCTCTCTGGTAGAGGCGTATGCCTACATGAAGGGTGAGCCTGATATGATCTCTGTCTACGAAGGAAGGTATGCAGAGAGTATGGGCAGACTCAAGGATCTAGGAGAGGCACGAGAAAATGATGACGCTTACAGGCAGGGTCTTCCTAGACAGCCTCGTACATAAGGAGTAACGAAAATGGCAACGTCAAACGCAGCAACCACCTACATGGAGCATGCACTATTGCAGTTCCTGTTTAAGAACAATGCGGAGAGTTTTGCAACTCCGGGTAA